GTATCCAAAGAATCTGAAACTTTTACCTCAAAATTTTCTAAAGAATAATTTCCAGACTCTTCAAAGGTTCTAGCAGCTAGATATTTTTCTAATTCATTGTATACTGAAAAGTCCTGTAATTTTTTAAGTTCACCTTCCCTTAACTTAATTAATTCTACAAAACTAACGTCAGACGTATCGGTTATAGCTTTTTTTGATAATGTAGCTGTTATTTTTAATCTATCGGCACCTGGTGCTGCAAAGTTAGAGAATCCTTTCGCATTATCATATAAGGAGGGATCATCTTTAGCCGAGATAATAGACTCTAAAATATTCAAACCAACTCTATATGATGGTGTATTTGAATATGGGTCTAATATTATAGTGCTTGTAGGAACGCTTACAAAGGTTCCTCTAACGAAATACACACCTTCGTTCATTTTGACTGCACTACCAACAGCTGAGGCGTTTGTAGAAATCAATGTAGCTATACTTTCACCTGAGTTGATAGTTGTATTTCCGTAAGTTATATCCTCTAAAGTTATTAAAGGTTCACCATCTTCTAAATTTGCTGTTATATTATCATTATTTCCTGTTAGATATTTTATAAAAATTGTAGTACTTGTAATATCAGTTGAATCACTTGGTGTTTTGCATTCATTAACTAAAATTTCTATACCTGAATTTTGACCTTTTAATTTTTTACCCTTTAAATTATCAAGATAAAGAGATATTGGAAGACCTAAATGCTCTGATTCTAATTTTATTGAATAATATTTGTCATCATAGTTAATACCACCAGGAAGAACCATTGATCCTTCTTTGAACACATGACTTCCAAAGGATTTTACTTGGTTCTGTAATATTGATTGAAGAGTAGTTAACTCTCTAGCTTGAACAGGTCTACCTGGTTTGAATAGAACTCTGTAAAAATTATTGTCATCATTAAAGTCATCATAATAAGGACTTATGTTTAAATTTGTTTTCTGTGACATGTTTTAGAATTCCAGTATAACTTTGATGTCTTCTTTTTGCCTACTATCTCTAGTGATCAATTGTCGATTATCTAGGTAGATAATATCACCCGACTGATTATTTATCTCAGATTGTGCTACGCCATCTTTAAACTCAACGCCTAAATCAACTATTTTAGTTCCTGTAGGATTTGTTGAAATACCACTAAATGTAGTTTTTATTCCAACTTGATAATCTGATCCAGCACCATCAGTTCCTTTTATGATTTCAGTTCCACTAAATTTGTATATTTGACCATTTGTACCAGATATACTATTAATACCAACTGCATCTGTTTGGTCACCAGTGGTTGTATTAAAATATAATGAACGATCTTGGTAGTATTTTAAAACTGCAATCTTATCACTCACATCTGTTGATATAATATCAAAAGATACAACATAACCTCTCACCTGACCAACCACAACTCCACTGCTATTTTTAACATCTTGTGTAATTAAATCACCTATTTTTGCAGGGGTCGGACTGTCAAAAGAACTTAGATATAAAGATGATACTGAAGAATATTGAGATTGAGTAAAAACTTGTGTAGATCCAATAGAGGTTGGATTTTTAACAATTCCAATCTGAGCAAATTTAGTATCAATTGGAAAATCTTTAGTAGAGTCATCAAATCGAGCATAAACTAAAACTCTATCAGCACCTAGTTCTTTGTAAATATCAGAACCATGACCTTTTGCTGGTGGTATGATTGGAATTAATTTAGCATTAGGATTAGTAGGTTGTAAGTCGGTTAAATCAACCATACCATAAGTATAACCCTTTCCACCTACGGAAACTTTTACATCACTAATTTTTGCATCGGTTCCAACCTCAACAATTGCCTTTCCACCACTACCATCACCAACAATGTTTACTTCTTGACCACCAGCACCTGCATTACTATATGAAGTGCCCCCATCTTCAACAAATATTTTCTTTATTTGATTATTGCTAATATCAGCATTTCCATTATCTCTAACGTTTGCGATGTTAGCATCAGATGACGTTGCCCAATCATTAGGTAATGGAATAAATTCTGTGGCATCAAATTTTATAATATCACTTGGAGGAACTGTAAATAGATACTTCCAAAGATAACCATCATCAGTAGCACCAGTAGCTCTAAATGGTTCTAGTCCAGTTAAAGTTGGTTCGTTTAAGGATGGATTACCAGTAGTGTTGATTCCTGTAGAACCATTATCAATGCATATGTAAACATTAAAGTCTTTATTGATTACATAAAAATCTGTGTCATATAATCTCGCTGTCTGACCATTTGGAGTTCTGTTAGATGCACTATAATCATGACGATACATATCATAAATCGTGTCCTTTGTCCAACTTATTTTTCGAACAACTCTTCTTACATTATCAGAAGTAATTTTCTTTCCAAACACCATTGTGTCTTTGGAATGGTTTAAGTAGTTAAAATTATCAACAGGAACTTTTCTAGTTGTTTGATCATTCCATTCTGCATCATTTGCATTTCTACCAAAGGCACTGGACGATCTAACTGCAGCAGATGGGTTTGACAATCCAACAAAAACATAGTATGAATTTGAGGAATTATTTACATCGCCTAAAAAATTACCCGCGTTATTAATTCTAAACTGATCTGTTACAATTGCCGACATTTTTTATATTGTATAGTTTTTTTCTTATATTTATACTAGTTTAGGCACCAGTCCTATCTATTAAAGCACCAGTGTCTCTAATACCAGAATTTCTTCTTTGTATTCTTGGGAAAGTTGTTAAACCTGAATTAACAGTTTTACCTGAAATGGTAACTGAAATTGGATTTGTAGTTGATCTAACACCACCAGTAAGTTTACCCCAAGAGAACTTACCAGATATACCACTAGTTGAAATACCAGTAAGTGATGTGTCAGTTTTTACACCTGCAACAAATTCAGCAGTATTAGATGTCGTGCTGTAAGAGCTGATTAGATATATGTTATCAAAGAATGAAGTACCAATACCAACAGGAGCACCTGACGAAGTTACTACCGAAGTAACACCTGAACCAACTGCGGTATCAAATATGTAAATTGGATCTCCATTTCCTAATCCACTAAATGTTCCAGATTCTTTCTCTAAGAAGAATTTAATAGTCGAACTACTTAAAACATTTATCGCTGTAACGATTCCTGAGAATCCACTTGAACCAGTAAATCCAGTAATTATCTCTGATGGTCTAATAGGAGTTGGTGCAACCACATTTGGAACTGCGGTTGTTGTATATCCAAAACCAGGATTTATAATTGATACAGAGGTTATAATACCACTTGTAATGTTGGCATTTGCTGTGGCAAAGATAGTAGATCCTATTCCTAGTGTAATTAAATCAGGTGCTGTCAAAGCAACTCCAGTGTTGGATATTGGAGAGGCAATTGATATTGCAGTGCTAGAACCGACATATCCTTTTCCACCGTCATTAATAGTAATGGATTGAATTGTTCCACCAGCGGAAACAACTGCAGTTAAATCTGCTGCTTTAGGTTCTACAGATTCGTCAAATACAATTGTTCCAATATTATTTGGATTCTCATAGAAGAATAAATTTGTTAATGAATTTGTTCCAACTCCAACATTATCAATGTAAAGTGTACTATCACCAGATCCAAGATCTTTAATTATTCTTGCTTCTGGGAATACAAGTGGTTCAATTGAAGGTCTTACTTTCGTTATTAACTCACCATTTATAAACTTATCTGCTTTTTGCTTAATCCATCTGAATGATTTTAAATTATTGGAATCTATGCCTTGATCAAAGTATACAGGAGTTTCAATTAAATCTGATGTTGAAATACCCGATACAACTCTTACATCCTGATCAAAACCAGGATTATTATTATTTTTGAGTAATTGGAACTCATCACCAACTTTCACTGATTCAGTTACATCTACGAATGTAACATCAACGTTATTTGTTCCTTTATAGAAGAATATTGATACATTATCGTTTATATCAGGTGCTTCTGTAAATTCAAAAGAGGTTCCTCCGTCAAATATGTAAGCATCACCAGGATCTTGTATAACTCCATTGATGAATATTAACAATAAGGATTTCATATCAATTTGAGATGATTTTGCACGTTCAAATGATACTAACTCACCATTAAAGTTTAATGGGAATCTCTTTCTAGTTCCGTTTTGTAAAGGTTTGATTGAGTCAATGTAATCAAACTCACCGACATTCCAAGAGCAGAAAGAATCTGTAAACACTTCATTGACTGTAAATTCAAGTTCAGTAATCGGTGATGTAAGTGATTTGTCTGTGACTAATCCCACTGGTTTAAATACATCACCTTTTCTAAATCCAAAACCAGGTCTTGTTATTTCAAAAGATTTAACTTCAAAAAGAGTAGATCCAATACCAGTAGTATTACTACCCCCAACATCAATGTTTAGAAGTAATCCAGTTCCTGTATCTGTTGTAGCACCAACACCTACTCTTGATACTCCTGTTACTGGTAAGTTTTCATATCTGGGAACAGGTGCTTCTACTCTAGGATTTGCATATCCACTTCCACCTCCAACGACATTAAATATTAATGTTCCACCTATACCAACTGTTGCGGTAACTGTCGCACCAGTTCCAACGGTATCAGCAATACCAATACGAATAATTCCATCTCCTGTTGTGCTAATTCCAGAACGATATCCAGATCCATGGAAGTCTCTTGTTCCAATTCCTACTGATGTAATTGATCCACCTGCACCAAGAACAGCTGTAACTGATGCTCCCGCTAAAGGTGCAATTCCTAGTCCACCACTAAATCCAATTGATATAATCTGTCCTGATCTTGGCAATTGATTTTGATTTACATCTGCTTCACTAATGATTTGAGTTCCATTAGCTGAAGTAATACCACTAAATACAAAACTTGTTACTCCAACTGATTCTGAGAACTCATAGTTATTAGTGGGATTTTTATCTGTTGTTGGTGGTTGGAATATACCATTAATTGTTACAAATGCACTTCCAGTTGTAATTCCAGTAGTATTGACTCCAGATATTGTTGTGGTAAATGTTTGTGCAATACCAGTAAATCCGTCTGAAATATCGTCAAAAATTGCATTTGAAGTATAATCTTGTCTTAAATAAACTCTTCCACTAAATGAAGATCTACCTCGATCTCTATTTGAATCATCTTTTTCTAAAATATTAGTCCCCTTGGGTGGATCTACAAAGAATAATTCTTCACCAACAATATTATAACTACCTTTAAATAACCTTACTGAGGTAGTATCAGTATGTGTTGATGATGAAGATCCAACGATTCCTCTACTTACATCTACTAAGTTTAGAGAACCAGTATTTGAAATAGGACCAATGTTTGTGGTTCCAAATCCAACATTATTAACTTTTAAGAACTCATTATCTACTTTTAACAAATCTCCAACCACGATAGAAGTTATTCCTGCTAAAGATAAAATTGAAGTTGATATGGAAACTTGCCCACTAACATTGCCCGATAGTGTAGTTGTTATTGGTGTAAATGATATTGGAGATTGAATTATATTGTCAAGAGTAATCAATGCTTTTTCATTCTTCTTAAACATTTCCAATCTATGTCTGTCTCCAGATCCAGCACTGTTAAAGGTTATTGCAGCTCCTGCTTTCGTTGTTGATAATTGGAATACTTTTGAATTAACAGTTCCAGATGGATGAACAACATAAACTTCACTTGGTAAAGGATTGCCATTTGACATAATCAAAGATGAGAATCCAACGTTTGAAGTGCC